ATCATCTGCACCACCTCCACCAGAACCACCAGTTGTGCCTGTATTACTATTTTGATTTATTCCAGCACCACCACCTATTGATGTTATTGTTGTAATTCCTGTTCCAGAAATAGAACTATTAGCTCCAGCATTTCCAATACTTGGAGCGCCTGGTGCAGTACCACCAGCACCTACTGTAATTGTGTATTCAACTCCTGCTGTTAAACCTAAAGCTGTTTCAGAAGAACCTCCTCCACCAGATGTTTCAGAACTGTAAGAATTTCTATATCCTCCAGCACCTCCACCACCAGAAGCTGTCCAATCTGAACCAGAACCACCTCCAGCGATAACTAAAAAATCAGTTGTAATTGGTTGTGGTGTTTCATTAGTTACATCATCATCAACAGTTGGAATCCAACCTTGTGTTGCACCTGAATAAACTAATCTCACAGATTGACCATTAGTATTATAAACTGGATTAGGACTTGTGTTTCCTTGAAATTTTAAACTGTTTTGATTTATTGTTAATGCGTTTGTTCCCCATGTTCTTAAATAGTCTGTAAAAATTAATTCATCACCAACACTTGCTGATGCAGGTAAAGTAATTGTACAAGCATTTGATGTTGTGTTAATCCAATATCCTCTACTAGCTACTACTGTTATAGTAGAAGCAGTAACAACACTAGATTGCCATGCAATACCAGCATCTACTGCTGACCAAGATATATCTGTTCCATCAGAAGTTAATACTTGATTTGCTGTACCTTTAGTTAAAACAGTTGTATCTGAACTAGCATTACCATAAAGAATACTTCCTCTACTTAATGCGTCTAATTTATTTAATTCTGTTGAAGTGGTAGTTACTCCATCTAAAATATTAATTTCGGCTGTTGTAGATGTAACACCATCTAATAAATTTATTTCTGTTGCAGTAGAAGTAACTGCCACATCTTCATTTATTTTTGGTGAAGTTAAAGTTTTGTTTGTAAGAGTTTCTACGCCAGTTAAAGTTGCAAAACCAGATGTACTTACAGCTACATTTTCCCATGCACTACCACTATAAATACGCATAATAGTTGAAGTAGTATTATAATAAAGCATACCAGCAGCTAAAGCATCACCATCATTATCTGTAGTTGGATCAGAAGATTTAGAACCTAAATAAACATCATCAAAAGCGTCAGCAGATGCTTCTGCTGCATCTTTAGCAACTACTGCTGCTGCTCTGGCGGCTTCTGTAGTAACTACATCTGCTGCTGTATCAATAGTATCTTGATTGGTTGCTACCAAATCTGCTGCAGTAAGAACAACATCTGCATGAGTTAATACGACATCAGCGTTGGTTAAAACTAGATCGGCTGCTGTGTCTATTGTATCTTGATTTGTAGCAACTAAATCAGCTGCTGTATCAATAGTATCTTGGTTAGTAGCAACTAAGTCAGCGGCAGTATCAATAGTGTCTTGATTAGTTTCAACTAGATCAGCTGCTGTAGCTGCTGCGTCTGCGTTAGTCAATACAACATCAGCATTAGTTGATACAACGTCTGCATTAGTTAATACTACATCTGCATTAGTTGATACAACGTCTGCATTAGTTAGCACTAAGTCTGCTGCTGCATCATCTTCTGATGATTGTGCATCTGCTGCACTTGCTGCTGCTGCTGTAGCAGAACTTGCTGCACTATAAGCATCTACTAATAATTCAAAATGATCGGTATCAGTTAATAAATCTCCAATAACACTATCTGCTATACAAATATAAACATTATTTAATTGACCAGCAGTTGTAGATTTAATCATATCTCTAATAGCATAAGCTGCTGTAGTTGTTGTTGCGTCTGTACCTTGATATGTACCTAATTCTTGTGTTACAGCAATTTCTCCAGAAGAATCAAATGCTAAAATTTTATTTGCTCTATCTGTTGCACCTACAGTAAATTCTGTAGAGGTCATTGTGTTTGTTGCTGATAATTTTATAGAACGATTTACTTCTTCTTGAAGTTGTTGAATCGTCATGGTAGCACGATCCAAACCCTCTTCATGTGATTCCGCAGGGAATGGATCATTTGCAATATAATCTATTGCTTGGGTTTGCGGCACTTCTCTTCTAACTACTACTGTCTCTGTTGCAGTTGGTATATTACCTGCAGTAAATACCACATTACCACCAGATGCACTTCCTGCACCAGTTACTGTGTAATGAGTTGTTAAAGTTTTTATAGTCTCAGTTCCTGTAGCTGATCTAATAATTACCTCTAAGTCTGTGTCTGCAAAAATCTTGAATCCGTAAACAAAAGTATCGTTACTACCATGCCTGAGTATGAATTTTTTACTGTTGTGCTTGATACTGTCATATTAACTCTCTATACTATTCTCCTAAATCATCAACAATGATATTGTTAATATTTTTAATTATTAAAGCATTTTGCAACATAATTAAAGAAGTAAATTTAGATACATCACCTTTAGATGGTTGATAATCTGAATCAAATGCTAATTTAGTAACATTTCTAGTAGTATCAACTACAGTATTAAATAAATTTACTGAAGGAATACTATTAATAGTAGAAGATGCTAACTCTGAACTTCTTCCATAAGTAAAAGGTAAATTGTCTGTAAATGGATATAAAGCAGTATCTATAACACCTGGTAATAAAGATGACCAAGAAGATCTTAAAAATCCTATTTTAGCTAAATTTTCTACTGATAATCTTTTTTCTAAATATTCTTTTCTATCACTTCTACCAAAAGAATTTATGTAACTTTGAACAGCATAGAATTGTGATGCTCCCAACATAGATGCCATAAAATTACCATAAGTATGATAATCTTTACTTCTTGTTTCTGCTAATACATATAATTTATTTAATAATTGTTTTGTATAAGAGCCAAGAGTAAATGTTCTAAATTGAATAATTGTTTTAGCATAGTCTGTTGTAAAAAATCTGTTTAATACAGAAACATCATTTCTTATTACAACTCTATCAATAATTCTTTGCATTCCAACAATATAATCAGCTCTAGCTTTTGCATCCCAATTTTCTAATCCAATAGATTGATATTTTCCATTTTCATAAACAGAATGTTTTTTAATTTGTTTTCCAATATTATCAAATTCTTGTTCATTCCAACCTAATGTTTTAAATCTTACTTGATCTCCTTTATTAAGTTTATTATATATTTTTGTAGTATTAAATTTTTTATAATAATCATTTACAATATCAGATATTTTAAAAGACATTCCTCTTCCAACAATAATTTGAGTATAAGCAGTCATAGGATTTAAACCAGATATATCTGCTACAAATCTTTTTCCTTTACCCATTAATAATTCTTTATTATCAAAAGAACCTCCAGCATTACCTGTAGGTAATTCCATATCATTATCAAATCTTCCAGTAGGTGCTTGCATATATTTATCAAGAGCTATAGGTGTTCCTTCTATTCTTAATTCTTCTAAAATAGGATCGTCATAAGTATATTTACCAGCTCTAAATTTATCAAAAACTTCTTTTTTTGCTGGGTTTGCTTTTAAAAAAGTTTTTAATCCAACTTCACTAATACCACTGTATAATTCTGCACCTTGAGCAAATCCAACTTGACCAAACAATCTAAGAAAATTGTAATCTTGAATAAACCTAACTGCTCTTCTCATAAATCCATTTGGATCACCACCTTTTTCTAAAGGAGACTGTCTACCAGTAAGAGATGCAACAATAACTTCTATATTTTCTTTATCTCTATAAAGTTTTTGATTAGGAAAATCTTTTTCTCTTGTTTCTAATTTTAACAAAAAATTTTTATAATCTTTATTTGTGTTAAAATTTCCAAAACGTGCCATAGCAGCTTGTCCCAAAACCTGGGTATTATATGTTCTTAATAATTTAGTTAAATTTCTTTCTGTTATATCTTTTACAGATAAAGATTCTATTTTATTTGTTTTTAAATTTTTAACATCTGTTCTTGCATTTAAATCAAAAGGTAATCTTCTGTTTGCATTTCTATCTAAAGTATTTCCAGAACCTTTTTTAATTTTAGCAAGAATTGCATTTATTTGTTCTACATTTAAATCTATATCTTCTAAAAATTCTCTTATAGCAACTTCATTAGTACCTTGGAATACTCTTGCTAAATCAGATTCTTTACCTAAAAAATTAGGAGAAGATATTTTATCAATCATTCTTTTTATTAAAAGATTAAAAGTTTTTCTCCCAAATCTCCTTTCATAGATCTAAAGAATTTTATAAACTCTTCTACTTGCTCTCTCCATATTCAGTTAAATAATTATTTAATTTGGTTGTGAATGAACATGAGGAATATAATTTTTTTTCTAAAACGAGCTACTTCTTTCCAACCCTCTCTACTAGTTTGAGAAATAATATCTAAAGTATCATTAAATGCTTTATCAGCAAGAGGAAGAAGTTCTCTCATTTCATTTGTAATTTCTTTTGAATCAACAAATCTTTCTGGAAATTCTTTTAAATCAGACATTAAAGATTCAAATTTATCTTCTGTTTTAATAGTATTGCCAAAAGAAACATCTTTATTAAGTTTTTTAAAAGATTGTAAAGCAACTTCTCTTTTATTCATAAACGGATATAAAGTTTTATATTGTGATCTTTGTTTCCACTCTACTGCCGTATCTCCTTTAGGATTACCAACAACAGGATCAGAAATAAATGTTTCTCTAAATCTTCTTGTTAATGGATCTGGAGATCTATTTAACTGACTAGCAATATCAAATCTCCAATGACCAGGAAGAACCATTTTAAGACCATTTAAATCAACACCAATTTTTCCTGCTTTAAAATTTTCTTCCCAATAAGTTCCTACTCCAGGTTCATTTCTTGGGTCATCTATTATTTTTGGATTCATAGCATTAACTTCATCTGTTAATTTCATTCTATTATTTTTTATATATTGTGGATTAAGTGTAAGATTATTTTCAGCAGCAAACTGTTGTACTTCTTCAAATTGTAAATTTTGTTTCATTTTTTCTGCTGTTACATCTAATTTTTTATAAGAAGTTACAATTTCAGGTGGAACTTTATTTACAGGAGCATTTACTCTACCAATCCAACCAGCAGGAGATCCTAAAGTAAATCCAGCAAGCATTGCATATTTAATATCTTCTATACTTTTAAGGGGATCTAAAGCAATAATCCAGTTTCTATTACAGCATTTTCAGCACCAACAATAGCACAAATTTTATAGCTCTATTTAATCTCATTAATTTTGTTGGCATAGTTGCATAAGCTCCAAATCCCCAAAAGGAATTGTGCAGCAGATAAAAGCCAAGCAAAAGGATCGGCAGTTGCAGCTATTGCTCTAGCACCAAAACCTTTCCATCCAAGTTTTGAAAGTTCATCTTCAATCTCTACTCTTTCCTGAACTTTTTTTCAATACTATAAAAATGTTCTTTACTTCTCGCTTCATAAAAAGCACCTCTCATATAAGATGGATATTTATCTACAGATTCAAACATTTCTTTTGTTGGAACAAAATCAAAATCTATTGCTGGACCATCATCCTGCATAAATTTGTTAATTCCAGAAACAAAAAAATTATCTATATCAAATGCTTTTCCTAACGCTTCTTTAAATGTATATTTTGATTCTAGTTTACCTTGTTGTTTTCTTATAAAATAATCTACATCTGTAGGTACTACTGATGCAGGTGTGTTAAGACCCATTTTATCTACAGTAAATTTAATTTCGTCTGATTTTTCTTCTAAGGGATTAACATTTTTAGAATTTAATAAGTCTGTATCTTCAGTTTTGTTAATTATATTTAATAGTTCGCTTGACATATTATTCTACTGGTTGTCCAAAACCAGATTCTACAAAGGGTTGAGTTAATTTAATCATTCTTTTTCTTTTATCATTTAATAAATTATATTTTTTTACATTGCCTGCAAAGTTTATATCTTTTTGTAATGGATATATTTTTTCAACAATATCTTTTTGAGTTAATCTGGCACTGTCATAAGCGACTTCATCAAAATCTCCAAATGGAATTGAAGCACCTATAGATATAGTTTGATCGTTTGTTTTATTTTTTAAAATAATTCCTTGTACATCAGAAAATCCTCCTAGAGAATAATATACTGGAATAATATCATCTAATTTATTTGTTTCTTTGTTAATACGACCCTCATCATATATTTTTTTAATATATGTTTTAATTGCTGCATCATGGTATTCAGGTAAAGAATTATCTCTTGGAACAATTTGTTGAAATAAATCCATTCTATAATTTTGTTCAATAAATTGTCTAGCACCATCTAAAGCACTATCTTGATCTCCACCTGCTTTATAATAAATATTAGCAATATTTTTTAATAAATATTTTGTTGTTTGAACATTTTGAATATCGCCTAAAAAAAATCCTGGCATATCAATATTTGAAAAAGTTGAATCAATTTTTTTATCATCTACAGTTCTTAATCTATAATTTTCTGGTTTGTTTTTAATGTCTATTTCTCTTGCAAAAGCTGAATCGAAAGTTTCTTTTAAAATATTGGTTGCAAAATCCATTCTTGCATAAGAAGATAATGTTTCTTTATCTATTTTGTATGTTGATTTTAAAGAATTAAAACCATTTTGTGATTTAAATAATTTGTAATATTCTAAACCTTGTTTAGTTAATTGTTTATTTCCTGTATCAGATATATTTGCTGATCCTCCATTAATAATAGATTTATATAATGGAACTGCAGCACCATTATTAATAGATAATTCTACAATTTGTGCTGGAGTATTAGTTCTACTTTGAGCTTTTCTATTCATTCCTTCTTGTAAGTCTTTTTCTGTAATAATACTTTCATCTACATTCTTCAATTGTCCACCTACAGCATAAATTCCAAGTTTATTATTAAGAATATTATCTATGTTTGTAATAGATAATTCTTCATTAAATCCTGATTTAATTTTTGTAAGTAATTTATTTCTTTTATCAAAATCTAAAAAAGGAGTTTTCTTTGGGTTTTTAATTAATTCTAATGCTGTACCAAAATTTTTATTAGTAATATTATTTTCTACATCTGATATTAATAAATCTGATTCAATAACATTAACAGATTTATCTAATGCAGTTTTTCCTGTTATCCAAGTATTACTAAAATCAATTTCATTATTAATTAATTTTTCTTTAATTGTTATTTTTTCTTTAGCATCAGCAAAAATATATTTACTCATTAAAATATTTTGCGAAGAATTGTGTGTTGAAAGAAATTCTGCTTGTAAAGCATTTCTTGAATTTTTTTTAACTGTTAATAAATATTCTGGATATTCAATATCTAGTTTTGTTTCTAATAATTGTTTTACTCTTTTATTTGAAGATGTAGAAAGAACTTGATTTTTTACAGTATTATAATCTGTATTAAATGTATTAATTGCATTACTTTGATTAAAATCTTTTGAAACTTTTTCTTGAGTTTCTTCTACTTTATTTTGAATTTCAAAAAACTTTTTATTAGCTTCTGTTTTTTCTTCTAAATTTCTTTGTTTAATATAATATTCATCAATAGCTTCAGCCGCAGGTAACATTGCTGCTGCCATAGTTTTTCTTGGATCAACTTTTATATCAGATTTTACAGATCCCACTTCTGCTGTAGGTCTACCTCTTGCTGCAAATGTAGGAATTT